CACAAGTGCAGATAATAGCACAGTGTATACCTCTTCAAGATCTAGATCCTCTCCTATCTTAACCTTGAAAGTTTCACCTTCAACGCTAAACAGTATCTGATTCTTATCAATGTGTTTCACGCCAGTTTGCACCAATTTTAAACTCCCCGTCTAGTGGACAACGAAGCTTGAAATGCTCACCAGCTTCAACAATACTTTGCTTTGCAGCCTCACCTACTATTGTAGCATACATCTTAGGAACTTCAAGTTGAAATTCATCATGGACATTTGCTACCAGCTTCACAGGCCACTTGTTAGCCTTAGTCTTGTCGTGAAACAATACCAAAGCCTTCTTCATCACTATCGCCCCAGCCCCTTGAAGGAGCGAATTGAGGGCAGCGTGTTCACTGCGTACCCATATCTTACGACCATCAAGCCCCGGTACAAAGCCCTTACCCGCATATCTACTAACCGTATCTCTAAGACGCTGTAAGGCGGGTGTGTTCTTAAGAAAGGCATCGATAAGTTTCTGTCCCGCTTTAGCATTACCACCGACAATGGAACCAATCTTAGCTGGCCCTGCACCGTATAGGAATGCGTAAATGAAGGTCTTTGCTTGATCCCTCGTTTCAAGGCCTGCAGCTTTCTGGTTCTGCGTGTGTACATCTGTCCCGTCTTTCGAAGATCCTTCAGTGACTGTTCTAACATAGTTATCATCTTTCATATAATGTGCAAGCATACGCAGCTCAAGGCCACTAGCGTCACAACCAACCAATACGTTACCTGCTTCCACAGTCCAACACTCTCTGCATTCAGGCCCATAGATACTCCCAGCATTAGGAATCTGTGCCATGTTAGGACTACTGTGTGTCATCCTACCAGTTACAGCTCCATTCGTTATAACCTTACCATGCACTCTACCGTCCTTACCTACAGACTCTAACCAGCTTTCAATCTGAGCTACACGTTTCTGTAGCATCAGGTATGTAGCAATCAACTGAGCCTCAGGCAATGGGACACTAGCAAGTACAGACTCATCGACAATAGCCTGACCCTTTTCAGTAAACACCTTAGGCTTCCATCCTAACTCCATCAGCTTCTCTCCGATCTGCTTTCTACTTCCGGGATTGAAAGTATCAATGCAGTCTTTGATGGGCTTTCCACTGGTCTTGTGGAACCTTGGTGTGACCACTGGAGGCCATCTCTCTTGCATCTGCTCATAGATTCCAGCCATCTTTCCTTTGATGTCAGCAAGTAAGCAAGTTGCATACACTTGATCGAGTTTGAATCCATTGCGTTCCTGTTCAGAGATGATTGCTGCTACCTTATGTTCAAGAGCAAGGCTTTCTTGTGAAAAGTCTTTCTTAGTGAATTCATCAGTAAGATGCTTATAAAGATTAGCAGTGACCTCAACGTCCCTAATACAATAATACTCCAGAAGAGCCATGTGAGGAATGTTGAAGCACTCACCTTTGTATTCCTCTCGTCGTTCCATTAACCATGTCCATACCTTTGCGTAGTCAATCTTATTCTTCCCTAATCGAGTTCCCCATGCGTCTAAGCTGTGACCGTTCTCTACTGAGGGATCTAGCAGTCTTGAGGCTATCAGTGTATCGTACACTTGGTTCAAGCGAATCTTCGTACTCCAAAGCCTGTTGAGTATCGAGAAATCGAAGCTTATCCCGTTGTGGGCTACTATCAATGTAACGTCCTTTAAATACGCCACGAGGCTGTCTGCTGCTTTCCATACGTTCACTTCTCCGCTGTCAATGTCCTTAGTTACTACCATCCAGATCGTGTTGTGATCTAAGGTTGTCTCTATGTCCAATACGATACGCTTCATATTCTGCTTTCAAGTCTTCATAATGGTGAATGAGCAACTGATATTTGTCCTGCATTTCATAGTACTTAGTCTCCAAGTCCAACATTCTACCAGCTATTGTATCTAGGTCAATCATTCTTTCCTCTATACGTTAATTCAGGGCAATGATACACTGTATTCTTCCAGTCAGCATGGTAGCGAGACTTAACTCTATCACCTGAAGTAGTTAACATAGTGACACTCTTCTTACGTTCCTTAGTAGCTGCCTTGTACGCATTGACCTTATCACGATTACGTTGAACCCACTCACGCTGCTTGAGCCTGATACGTTCCTTACGTTTCTCATGCACTGCCCATACGTCTTTAATGGTTCCCTTCATTTCGCAGCCTCCATGTACAGACCCACATTACCTAGAGCATAACCAATGAAGGCTATACCTAAGCCAGTATTCCCTTTGTAGAGTAAGTCCACAGCTACTACAGTGTAGACCACTCCAATAATTGCAATTAGAATACTACTCATTTATCACTCTCCATATCAGGTTGAATCTCTTGTCCTAATCGTTGTACTTCAGCTAGAGCTTCTTCACGTTTATCGAATGCTTTATCACGTTCTTTATCACCCTTGTCCCTGCCAAAGATCATGTCCCATCGAGCCTCATACTGCTCCTGAGCTACACTGAAAGGATTAGCCCTCTTTTCAGTCATGTTATCAATCTCTCGTTTTACGTCTGAGTCTCTCATAAGACCTCCTCTTGCATCTCCACCATGCGTCCAGTTTCCATGTCATACTTCAAAGTACACGCTGGGCCTGTGTAGCCATTGTAACGATTCTTAGCCACTGCAATCTTAGTCATGTGACGTTCATTGTCATCTGCTGCCATGCTGTTACGCTCCAATGTAATCACAGCATCACTCAGTTGAGCAATAGCACCTGAGCCTCTGAGCTGCGACAATGAGACACTACCGCCATCTTCGTGGCCTTGGTTCCCTTGAGGTCTACGAAGGTGACTGACACAGATCAAGGTAATCTCCAGCTCCTGCACCAGTGTACGAAGCTTCGTCATCATGTTATCAATAGCCTTACGCTCATCTCCATTGTCTTGACCAGATATAACAATACTGATGTGGTCAAGAAAGATAACCCTGCAATCGCAAGCTTTAGCCATGTATCGGATTCTGTTGGCAATGTTGTCAACGTCACTGCTACCGAAGTGGTCAAAGAGATACACACGATTAGTACCAAGTGTTGCATCGAAAGCATCTTTAAGTTCCTTCTCAGTTGTTGGTGTGTCAGGTAAGTGCAATAGCTTGTTAGCGTGTAAGCTCATGATACTTCTAGCTGTCTTACGAGTGGACTCTTCAAGGAATAATCCTCCAACATTCCACTTGGTAGTGTTCAGTATATTAAACAATATCTCACGTAGGAATTGACTCTTACCCAGTCCACTACCTGCAGTGACTGTGACTAACTCCGATGGCCTGATACCATAGAGAAGCTTATTCAAGCCCTTCCAAGGATACATAGCCTCAGCCTTAGCCTCAGGTTTAATCACCTCCTCCCACAGTGATGCAGCATTGATGATGCCATCAGGAATGTACACCTCAGCTCTCCACCACTCATTGACGAACTCTTTGGTAGCACCTGCAATGAGGTAGTCACAGGCATCTTTGTAGCCACTCAAGTGCTTCACAATCTTAGCCTTCTGACCAAACAGTTCAGCCACTTCCTTTGAAGCCTTCTTACCCGGCTCATCAGCATCAAAGCAGATCACAATGCTATCGAAGGAGTTAAGCCACTCATACTGTGTCTTGCAGTCCTTTAAAGCGGCCTGTGCACCGTTTCTGACTGACACCACAGGGTAGAGGCTACCATTCATCTGAAACGCTGCTAGAGCGTCAAGTTCTCCTTCGGTGATGGTGACGGCCTTGCCGCCAGCGTGAAAGAGCTGTTGACCGAAAAGCCTAGCATTCGTGAATGTTCCGAGAATGCTGAAAGTTTTGTCTGCCACTCTTCTAAGTTTTGCTGCAACAACTCCTCCGGCATCGTCAGTGTAAGGATAAAAGTGCTGTCCATTGTCTTGTGTAACTCCATATTTCTCACAGGTTTGAAGGGTAATACCTCTATCAGGTATTGATTTAATCTGACCTTTAATCTCTAGCATTGCTTGCTTTCTAGGTTGCACTGCATCTTGCTTAACTGTGAAGTCATCATATTCATTCTCATAGTGAGTTTCTTTACAGTTAAAACAATAGGTGTGATTGTCATCATAGAGTGCACCTGCGTCTGAACTTCCACAATAGTCACATGGTATGTGCTTTATGAACTTAGACTCAGGTTGTTGTTTACGTACTAGATTTAGTTTCATCCCTGTCCTTACGTAGTTCTTCAATGACCTTCAATGCTCTCACATCGAGGTAGCCATAGTAGATTTCACCCCTAAGCTGAAAAGCAGTGAAGTCCTGTAGCAGTTCAAGACAATCAGCTATCAGTTTACTATCTTCAGCAGTGTCACCAAAGTGTGACGGGAAAGGCCAAGGTTTTGATTCATCAATGGTCATGGTTATTTACTCAGTACAAGTTTAATTAAAGTTACGATGGCAACAAACAAAGCCATTACCATGCGAATGGGTCTTCCTGAGCTGCTACGTGACCGTTATGTGCCTTAGTCAAGACTGCCTCAGCAACATGAGACATAACCTTATCACGACCATTGTTCATAACTAATTCAGCCATACTGTCAATGACAGACCAATACCAGCATTCATACTGTACCAAGTCCATGTCAAAGTCATCATCATTGTTCATCATTTCAATAGACATAAAATTATCCTTTCAATACGTGTCTTACGACACTGGGGTTTATTGTCCAACTTTCACACTTTAAAGTCTTATAAGTATATTACTTAAATAATACTTTAATAGTGTATTTAACTTCTATGAATCATCCTAGATACTTTGTAGTATCTTTAAAGTAAAGGGTAGCACACTTTGTACAGATTGTCAATGATCTCCTTCAGTGTTGGTGTCGCTAACGTGACAGTCATCCTCAGTCTCAGCACTGTCATCAATGTCATCCGAGGATATGAGGTCTTTACGATCCTTTGTAGGCAAGTGAGAGTCAGCCTGTACCGCTTTAAAGCATTGCTGACATAGGTCAATAAAGCTTCCAGTCACAGCGTGTTTACGTGTGCTTTCATAGTCTGTCAATATTCTGTCACAGCATAAGCATTTCATACATCCTCCCTGATTTCTAATAATTCCATGTCATCAGGGTCATAGCCTAGCTGCTCATAGACCATGCTTTCAGCTTCTTCCTCATTGCTTGCATAGACCCATACATCCTTTGTAGGGCTTACTTGGTAACAATATTCATTCATCTTGTTTCCTTTTAAATGGATTAACTTTTACCCATGCTTTCATGTGCACTGGGTTCCCATTGCCATCATAGCTCAGGCTATACATCCCGTCAATGTGGCTGAACCAAACCATTCCCCAAGGTGTCTTAACTGGTGTTTCCCTAGGTACGTCATACAGTGGAATTGAAGGTTGTTCAATCCAGTCTTTTAAGTCAATATCTGATAACATGGCTATCTACCCCTTACCTAATGTAAAATGATGGCTTTAAGAGGCCATAGATGGCTTCCAAAGGGCTTTGATTGTCGTGGTCAATGGTCTGTTGTTCAATCTTCTCAGCTTTGTAAGCCTTTGATCCCTGCCATTCAAGGTCTTCCCATTGACTGTGAGAGATTACTTCAAGTAAGTTAATCCCCTGATACATCGCTGAGTCTAAGCTTCTACAATCACCGTCTTCGTCAATTTGACATTGAACGTCTACGATAGCACCTGAGTCTTCTAATTGACCTACAAAGTGAAAGGTTATTGTTTCGATTGTCATTGTGTTGCCTCTGTTTCAAGTTGTTCCAATATTTCACGTGCCAATATAACACGCTCGTTGTCTGTTTTGGCCTGTTCACTGTCAATAAAGTCACCATAGTGCTCTTCGACAAAGTATTGAGCAAGAAACAAGGCCATTTTAAGGTGATGAATTTGGTCTTTAGTCATTGTGTTGGTTCCTTCCGTTGTACGCTTCGCTCAACATGGTTAGCAAATAGCCACTTATCGCCTAGGTTTCTGATTGATTTCACCCATTTAAGCCTATAACTTCGTCGCACGTGCTCAGGCACGTCATAAGACTTGAAAAGCTCACGTGAGTGCTTTAGTAATTTAGTATTCATTTTGTTGTTTCCTTTGCGTATTCAATAGCCTCAAGCCATAAAAGCCAACAATCCTCAATATGATTCCAATATTCCATGTCTGTGACCTCCCTTTGCTGCTCATATGTGCCAACCTGTGCCAATTCTTTATTGTCAAAATAATACTGAATAGACGCACAGTCAGCCATGCCAACACAAAGCCGATAAGCTTTGTAAAAGGCTTTTTCTTGATTGGTTCCATTAATCATTTCATTCCTCCTAAGAAAACAGGTTCAAGGTCAATCATCCATTCATAGTCATCCATCCCTTTGACTGGATCAACTTTGTACACGTTGATTTGATACCAATCATATCCTTCAGCTTCAACATCATCCTCAAGCGAGTGAATGTTGAACGAGTACCCATCTATACCATGCCACCAATCGCCATCTCTGACGATTTCGTGTTTGTATTGTTTTATCAAATCATTGGCTATTTGTTGCAGTTGTGCATCAGTCATTTCATTCCTCCATTAAAAATGTGCCATTGTGAACGCATGATTCAAACAAGCTTTCGTCAGATACATTCTTGAACCCTTCAAACCCATGCAGTTGAATGTACCTAAACACCTCTCTCTGCTCTGCAGGTTCTCTGTCAAAGAACCATTCCACCTCGTAGTCAGCGCAGGCGTTTATCATTTGTGTCTTAGTCATTGCAGTCATTATTCTTGCTCCTCAAGATCTTTCAATTCATCGTAGTAATGCCCTGCAATCTCTCTAAAGTTGATCTGCTGAAATGCAGCTGAGATGAGGTCAGTCACAAAGCCACACTGTGCATCTTGAGCCACGTCAATGTAACCTTGCAGAATATCTTTAATGGTGTCTCCCAAACGATAGTCAACGTCTGACTTATCCTCCCATGATCCCATTAAGCCTAGGCATACATTGGAGATCTCCTCTGTAGCGTAAGAGTCCTCACCGAGCCACAGGTTAGCCAACCATGTTTCATAGTTAGTCCAACCGTTATAAGTTTTATCAGTCATCTTGTTTCCTTAAAGGTAGGCCGTAGCCTTTGGTTACGTGCGAGAGTGCACTACAATGAAGTCTGTCACACTTCATCATGGTAAACTGTCACTTAGGAGACTCTAATAATTCTCCCATGCTTTTTGGTGCTTCTCTCATTTGTTCTAATCGGCCTACTAATACCGCTAAACCTTTCAACAACTTTTCAGCCCTGCATTTAGTTGCAGGTATTCCGTGTGCATATTGAATTTGAAACCATCCATTATCTAGCACTAAAACAGTTGTTTTATCCCTCTTAACTGTACGCCATGCAGAGGCATAAGCTTGAGCCAAATATTCTCTTTCAATCGTTTTCATAATAATCCCCTTATTTCACTAATACATCAAAATAAGCCAATGCACCGCCTGCAAGCATTAGACCCAACAGAATCGCAAAACACACGTCAATGATTTTATCTAACATTTTATTAACTCCAGTTTTTAGCGTATGCACGAAGCGTAGACACCTTAGACTTCCAACCCTTGATGCCCTCATGATGCCATGCAGCAACATCAGATCCTGAGGCTTTTTGGCCTAAATAAACACCCTTTGCAGACCCTGCCTTGATCCACTGACCTGCCTGTAATTTAGCACGTTGAGCCTCTGTGAGTGCCCACACGTCGATTGTCTTAGTATATTTCATGATGATATAACCCTTTTAATTAATGGTAGATAGATTTTAGACCCAAAGAATTGATAATCAAACATCTGAGCATCTACAATCTTTTGACTGTGTGCCCTTGCCGCTTTCATGGTCTTAAAAGTGCCCACAGGTGTTTGACTGTTTGGGTAGCTTACAATGTACTTATATTTCATGGTTTACTCTCCTTTGGTTTAGAATTCATTTGTGAGGATGTCAACAACCTTGTCATCATCCTTGTTTTGTAATGCTTCTACAATGTCCTCATTCTCAAGTGCAATACTAGGGTGAATACAGTGCTCATTGCATAGTGCATTAAATTGATTTTGTGTCATCTTAGTTTCTCCTTTGGTTGATAAAAGCTTACTCCAAAGCCCCTAACAGAGGCTTCAGGGTATACTCTCACAGTTTAACCGTAGTGACAGAACTGTGAACGTGTGTTTTGGTTTGGATAGTCAGGCATTATAAAGTGGCACTGGTAGGCGTGAGGTGTCTGTTTCTTGATCTCTAAAGTCTTAGCCAGTGCCTCTGTAGGATCTTTGCACTCTATTTCTACTTTAGCCAGTAAGTCACAGTAGGAGCCTCCTCTGTTTGTTAATGGTGTGTTACCTTGAACCGATAACACTGTAATGATTGTCTTATACATCTAGATTCTCCCTGAGTTAACAGTGCACTATTGCCCTGTCTTGCTATCTATTATCCAGTCTAACCTTACACGAAACTTACAAACACCATTTATTTGCAATATATAAACCCTAATAGGGTAAACCCTTAGGCTACCTGAGACGGAAGCGATTAGAAGCCCTCAGAGGCGTTAACAAGGTGTCAAGCCACTAGACCATTGCCAGAAGTTATCCACACTACAACTAATACTTATCCACAATTTCAACTCTTATATAAGACTTTGCCTGTGCATAACTCATACCCCTACCAGTAACTTATCCACAGCCTGTGAGTAACCTGTGCATAACTATTGTGTTGTATATTAGCAACACTGTAGAATAACCTTAGGACTTCAGAGGGTACTACATCGACCCTCACGTGGCTACTGTATAGAATCACAGTACTGTATAGAACCCCAGCACTGTACAGAATCACAGTAGTTAATCAACCTCTAGTTGACTACCTAGATGTGGATAACTTTATAGCCTGTGGATAACCTGTGGATAACTTCAGGCAATGGTCTAGTG